CATATCTATTTCAAGGTTATTTTTTTAATAAATTATATTGGCATCACCAAAGAGATTATATATTAGAGTTATTCACTCCTGACCAAAATATAACCAATTATATTGATTTTAATTACGGTAAATTATTTGATAAAAGTATTTCGTTACATTTAAGAATGGGTGGAGGTAGACAAGATAATTTTTTTGATATAAAATTAATACCTGAAGAATGGGTTATTAAAATTTTAAATAATGAGAGTGACGGACATAAAGTACTTGTGTTTTCAGATAATTTAGAATCAGCCAAAAATTTTGTAAACAAATTGGGGTTTCCCAAAGAAAAGTTTGTTTATATTGACGAAGACCCGTATATTGCGGTTCATATGATGAGTATGTGTGATAAACATATTTTATCTAACTCAACACTATCATTTTGGGGTGCTTACCTTGATAAGAAACAAGAAAATGAGTATACTTTCATACATGAGACTTTTTTCGAAAGACATCCTCACAGTATGATACCTTACGATAAATGGAAAATTAATTATTAAATATAAAAAGTTATGAATGATATATCAAAAACAATGATGAGTAAAATTGAAGGTAAACTTAGAATACCTATCCATATTAGTTATATCGCAAATTTCATAGTAAAAGACTCTATTGAAAAAACTAAGATATTATTAGATAAATTAATTGATGATAATATTGTTATGGAAAGTGAGGGTAGTAAAGGTTATTATGTCTTAAAATCAAACAAAAAGTAGATGAGTAAAAAAGAATTAGTAAGGCATCCTGAACATTATGGGGGTGAAGGTAATCCGTATGAGGTTGTTAAAATTGCTGAAGCGACTGGAATAGATAAAGACGCGTATCTTTTTAATGTATTAAAATATATTATAAGAAGTGGTAAGAAAGATGATAACTCACCTGTTCAAGATTTGAAAAAAGCTTTATGGTATTTAGATAGAAGAATTAAAACAATAGAAGAAAATGGAAAAAAATAAAATATATTCAGGTGACGGAAGAAAACTGATGTCTGAAATGAATGAAAAGTCAATAGATTTAGTGGTTACTAGTCCACCTTATGGTGTGGGTATTGATTATGATAGTTGGGATGACGATAAAGAAATATCCGAGTACTGGAAGTTTACTAGAGAATGGTTAAGAGAGACCTATAGGGTACTTAAAGATGATGGTCGTGTTGCTTTAAATATTCCTTACGAAATAAATAGACAAACTAAAGGTGGTAGAATTTATTTTTCAGCTGAGTTTTGGATGATTATGAAGGAGATTGGATTTGGTTTCTTCGGTATTGTTGATTTAGAGGAAGACTCGCCACACCGTTCAAAGACAACCGCTTGGGGAAGTTGGATGAGCCCATCTTCACCATACATATACAACCCTAAGGAGTGTGTAATACTTGCGTATAAGAAAAAACATAAGAAAGATGTAAAGGGAACACCTCAATGGAAAGGAGAGTTTCAGATGGTACCTAATGAAAAAATAGAGGGGGAATTTAGAAAAAAATTAGTCTATGAAGATAAAGATAAGAAAGATTTTATGTCTTTAGTATTTGGTCAGTGGAAATATTTTGCAGATACTAGACAAAAGACAAAAGCCACATTTTCATTAGACATACCTTACAGAGCGATTAAAATACTTTCATATAAAGAAGATATCATTCTTGACCCATTCAACGGTTCAGGTACCACATGTTTAGCTGCAGAAATGTTAGGTAGACCATGGATTGGTATTGATATTAGTAAAAATTATTGTGAGGTAGCTAGAGAAAGAGTTAAGGAATACCAAAACACTCAAAAACAATTAAAATTGGTTTTAGATGAACATATTAAGGATTAATCCCCTTTATTTTAATTCTACCGTATGATTTTCACCATACAGTATTTATATTAGTTTTTACGGTATATAATACTTAAAGGGTGTAAGTATATCTTCTAATCTCAGAAACCCCTTATAAGTGAGGGGTTTTTTGTTATTACTGATATTTATTAATAAAACTATATATGTCTAAATTAATCTTAAAAGAATCTGAAATATCTGAGATACGAAAAATGTATCTAATCGAGAATGTAAGTGACAAAAAAGACGGAACCTCAATGAGGGCAAGTGACCCTGATTTTTGGAACTTCATTAAGTATCATGAAGGAGACCCTAAAAGTCCTTCAGGTACAATAAAGAAACCTATGCTTAAAGCCTATCCAGACACTAATGATAACTTAACTATTGGTTATGGACATACAGGTAGCGATGTAAAAGAAGGTTTAGTTATAACTAAAGAGCAAGCACAATCATTACTAGAAGCCGATGCCGCAATTTCCGCGAATTGCGTTAGAAGAATTTTACAGAAATGGAAAGATGATGGATTACAAAGTTATATGGTCACTCAAGGGGAATTTGACTCTTTAGTATCATTAGTGTTTAACTCAGGGTGTAAATCGGTAAGAATGTCCCGATTTATTCAATACCTTAAAAAGGGTCAAAATAAAAAGGCGGGAGAAAGTATTCTAAAATATAAGTCCAAAGGTCTTACAAATAGAAGAACACAAGAAAGTAATATGTTTTTATCATGAAAAGAATAATTAAAGAATCAGGTATTAGAAATATCACACAATTATCTAAAAGATATTCTAAAGCTAAGATATACTTTCACCAAGATTTAGACGGTGTAACAACTGCTTTGGCTATGAAAGATTATTTAGAGAATAATGGAATTAATGTTGTGGATTCAGAAATCATACAATATGGTGATAAGGAATTTGCAGTTAAAAAAATGGACGCTAAAGGTGATACGATGCCTGTTTTAGTGGATTTTGCACATGGTAAACCTATGTTTGTTATTCATACTGACCATCATGATAGTCAGGCTGGTGTTGAAGGAGATACCTCCACATCTTTTAGGTCTTCTCGTTCAAATGTTGAGACAATCTCACAAATATTATCACCTAAAGATATATTTCCTTCAGATGATATAACATTAATATCAACAGTAGACTCGGCTGACTTCGCTAAGTATGGTTTAGAACCTCAGGATATTATGAATTTTGTATTTAAACTACAAAAAGATAAATCACTACAGAAAAACAAAATGGCATTAGGATTGGCAACTAATAAACTTATGTTAGCGTATAAAAATAAACCAGGGTTTATGGAGGAATTAGTAATGACTTCACAACCTTCTTTACTTAATATTTTTCAAAACATTAATAGAATTGCATCTGAAAAAGGTTATGCTCTTCCTGAACAAATGGATTTAAATCAAAAAGATTATATTCAAAGACAAAAGAATAGTGAAAAAGTAAGAGTAGATGATGGTATAATCGTTCAATACGGAGGAGGTTCTATGTTTAAACCTGGCTCATACGATAGATATACGCCATTTAAGAATAATCCTGAAGCTGATTTCATAGTGATTGCTTGGCCAATGGGATTAGTACAGGCGTCTTGTAATCCATTTAAAAAGGAAAGAGAATTAAAGGGGGTCAACTTAGGTGAGATTGCACAAGAGGTCTTATCTAAGTGGGAGAGTAAATTAAAGGAAAAGATAATTCCTTTATCAACTATAAAGTGGATTTCAGAATCTAATAAACAATTTAGTGAAGAGTCGGTTGGATTTACTAACTCTGATTTAGAAGCATTTTATGGTGATAAAGTTCGTTCAATAGATGGTGGAGATGCATATATGGGTAGGTTAAAATCTATAATGAATAAACCAACTAACCAATTAACTGATGACGAGTGGGCAATATTGGATAAATTAGGTGTACCTGCTTGGGAAATGATTCAAGCAAATTCAGGTGGACATAAATGTATTACAAATATAGCTTCATTGAATTATTTTGGTAGAAGTAAACGACCACCATCAGGAAATAATAGATATAAGAAGAGAGAAGGTGACACACCATACGTTAAATTTGTTAAGATGATTCAAAATGAGTTCGTTAAGAAACTAAAAGAAAAAATTAATGAATCAAAAACTATTAAAGAAAATGTAATAAGAGAAGTTGCATTCATATTTCCAGTAGGTAACGATAACTTTAATGTTGGTTACGATTCGTCTGGATTAGGTCGAGGAAAGAAAAAAATATTAAATAAGTACGACGCAATTCATAATAGTGATTACGGCGGTGGAAATGCAAAACATAGGGAGGCTGGTGGTCATAAAGGTATTGATGTATTTGCACCTAAAGGAACCCCAATAGTCTCTGCTACTCGTGGTAAAGTTATCAAAATACGTAAGAAGGGTAAAGGTATTGGAGGTAAAACCGTTAGTGTCTTATTGAATGGTATTGTCTATTATTACGCTCACTTAGATTCGGTTTCTAATATCATATCTAAAGGTGATGAAATAATGAAAGGTGAGGTTTTAGGTACGGTAGGTAATACTGGAAATGCGGTGGGCACACATCCACATTTACATTTCTCAATGTATTATAAATCTAAAGGATATAATCGTGGGAGTATAGACCCATGGCCCTATTTAAAGGGTAGTTTAGATGGTGGAGAGTTATTAATGATTGAACCCGAACAAATAGTTAATAAAATAGATGGAAATATTAAGAGAGGTGGTCTGTCAATGTATGATATAATAAGTAATGGTGATAATTCAGAGTTGATATCGTTAGGTTCTAAAGGTGAGGGTGTTAAAGATATACAAAAAATATTAATTAAGTTAGGTTTTATGATGGATGATAATAACGAAGTTATTGATGGATTATTTGGACTTGAGACAAAGAAGAGTGTTAAGAAATTCCAAAAACAATATGATTTAAACTTAGTCGATGGTATTGTTGGTATTGAAACATCAACCGAACTTAAGAATAGAAAGACTATTAATGAAACGGTTGAAAAGGCAGAATTAGTTACTTCAGATAGTAATGATTTTATTAATAATTTAGAAAAAATTAATAAAGATATAAGTCAGTCAAGTAGTAAAGATATGTCTTTTAAAAAAAATGTTGAAACATTTCAGATAGCTTTAGAGTTATTAGGTTATGGTCTTCCGGTATATGGCGTTGATGGTTTGTTTGGTCCTGAAACTGCTGAATTACTTAATAAATTTAAATCTGATAATGATATTGAAGTTACTGATGGAATGGCAATTTTTGACACTAAAACAAAAGATTTAATTATAGAAAAAATTAAAGAAAAAGGTGTTAAAGATGAAGATATTGAAAAATATATACTACCTACTAAAATATTCACATCTTTAGATGGTAAAATAAAACATAGGTATTCAGGAAAATCGGCACAGGGAATACAAAGATTAATAAATGCTATGGTAGAACATGGAGTTACTGACCCAGTTGCTCAGGTGGCAATGTTATCTGTAATAGGTAAAGAAACTCATTTTATTAATAAAAAAGAAAAAGGGTATCAAAATACTTCCAACAATAGAATTAAAAAAATATTCTCAAGAACTAGAAGAATGTCAGATGAAGAAATAAATACTTTAAAAAGGGATTATGATGAGTTCTTTAATTTCGTTTATAATGGAAGAATAGGTAATAATAATGACACTGATGGTTCAAAGTATGTAGGGAGAGGATTTAATCAATTAACGGGTAAAGCTAATTATGAGAAGTATGGTAGAAAGGTTGGAAAAGATTTAGTTAGTGACCCGGATGTGATGTTGGATGATGATATTGCTGCGGAAGTCGCGGTCAAATTCTTAACAAAACGAGGGGTTCCAGTTTTTGATGACCCAAATGAGGCTACGATATATTTTGCGGATGTTAATTCAGGAAGTCCAAAAAGAAGGGCTAGAGAGCATTCGTTAGAAGAATTACAGAAATTTGATATAGTATAGTTTATCTACTTAAACCATAGAAAAGGTGGCGTTGTCACCCTTTTTTATGCCATATTTTTCACAAAACCCACCTTCCACTTCTAAAACATTATCACCAAATCCTTGATAAGATGAACATTTATCGATATCATTACATGGTTGACAGTTAGAGTGTATTTCAGTAATTTCAGTTTCATCCATAAAGATAATATCTAAAGGGATTAAACAGTTATACATCCAAAACTTTTGGTTCTCACGTTTTTGCATAAAAAACAACATACCATTGAAAGAGTCGTCAAATACTTTATTCATCATACCATTGATTATGGAATGTTTAGTGGAACAAACTTTGACTTTTATAACATTATCATTTATGATTACTTTCATATCTAATAAATATCGAATATATGAGAAAATACGCAGGAATTATTGTGAGGTGTGGTAATAAGGTATTACTTTGTAAAAGAAACGCTTTAATAACATCAACAGGTATTTGGTCATGTCCAGCAGGAAGTGTAGACAAGGGAGAATCCACCAAAGACGCGTCAATTAGGGAATTCATCGAAGAAACAGACTTACCCGTTATTGGAGATATTGAGTTTATTGGAATTATTAAAAGATACAATAGAGATGGTTCTAAGATAAAAGGATTATTATATTGTTATTTGATGGATGTAGATGAAGAGATGTTTCCTGATTTAGAAAATGCCGTTGATGGTGATGAACATACGGAGTGTGCATATTTCAGTAAGGATAATTTACCATCACCAATGACTAAACAACTAAATAAATTAATTAATATTATTTTAAAATGAAAACAAATTTAATGTTTAATGCCTTAGTAAAAAGATATGAGGCAGATATTGCGGAAGCAAAAGCAAGTTTGGATATCTATTTCCATAAATCAGTTGGAATTGGAGAACATCCGCAACATATAGAAGAAATGGATAAGATAGTTGACAATATGACGACAGCGACAGATAAGTTAGAAACATTAATGGATGTTTTTGATGAGTCAGGTATAGTTAAATTATGAGAGACTATTTAATATATTATAGGTAAAAACCAAAAAAATGGATAAAGAGCTTGTCTTAGAGTGGTTTTTTTCATATATTAATATTACCTTTGAATAAAACACAGACATTTATTATTTGTCTGACTAAAAAAATCAGAAAAAGAGACGAACGATGAGAGTTTTAAATTACCATAATCACTTTAACCTTGGAGATTGTTTATTTCATATCATTTATTGTAATAAATTATTAGATATAAATGATAATATAGTTATCAATTTCTATACTAATAAACAACACTTTGATGAATTAACCCCATTTATACTACATAATAATATTAACCTATTAGATATAGATTTGGGCTACCCAGATGGTACAATTAATTGTTGGATATGTAGAGAGTCTCATCAGAAGTGTCATTATGGTGATAGGATATCTAAACATAATTATTATCTAGATAGTTTTTATATCGAGTTTTTTAATCTACTAGCAAATAAAGTTGGTCTTAAAATTGATATAAAAACGAATGAAGACTTAATATTAAATAGTAATTTTATCTCGGATAAGTGTATTCACTACCCACAAGAAATTGATTATTTAATAGTTAACTCACAACCAATGAGTGGTCAGTTAGAATCATATGAAGCGAATGACTTCGTTCGACTAGCACAAGATTTACATTTGAAAGGACATACCGTAGTCACGACCAAATGTTGTAGGAACCTATATGAGGATGAGGGTATAACTAAAGAGGTACCTGGATTACTGTGTACTCGTTATAAAGAGTTAAATCTAGCAGAAATTGGTATATTAAGTAAGAGAAGTAAAAATCTAATTGCTATAAATACAGCTCCAGTTATTCCCTGTTTTGGTAATAACTATGATAAATTTGTCATACTTGATAATCAAAATAAATACAGTTATAAAAATTGTGAACATTTGACAGATGTTAAAAAAATAATACTATAATATGTTAGAAAATTATAACATTAATAATGATGGTTTAATTTACCAAGTAGCAAAAGAAGATTTCACATATGATAAAACATATGTGAAAGAAAGATACGATACTTATGGTGAACTTAATACCTATATGTCTAATTTACGGTTAGGTTACATATTTGGTTCAATAAATGAACCCATAAATAGTATATTAGATGTTGGTTATGGTAATGGGTCGTTTTTAAAAACTTGTAAAAAAATAATACCAAATTGTTTTGGTTATGACATTACAGGGTATGATATTCCTGATGGTTGTGAATTTATTAAAGATTGGGTTAATTTAAAAGTTGATGTAATTACTTTTTTTGATGTGTTAGAACACTTTGAAGACCCTTACGTGATAAAAGATTTAAATGCAAAATATGTTATTTTGTCTTTCCCTTGGTGTCATTACATTTCGGATGAATGGTTTGAAAATTGGAAACACAGAAGACCTAACGAGCACCTATGGTTCTTTAATGAAAAAAACATTTTTAACTTTGCAAAATCTACAGGATATGAAGTTATCAACTATAGTAATGTTGAGGACACTATAAGAGGTAATAACTCAAATAATCAAAACATATTAACGGTAGGTTTAAAAAAAATATAATATGATATTAACACATTGCGGTAAATTTGGTGATTTTATACCAAGTTTAGTAATAGGACTCAGGATATACCAAAGTCTACACATCCGGAGTTGATTTAAACAATGCCTTTATGGTTATGGGGGAGAAAATTTAATTAAAATAACTGTGGAAATAGTTGCTATTAGAGAAGTTTGTTCGTATCTTTAGATATAAGTAAAAGAAGACGAAGTTATGAAAGAAGAAGCACCCTCAAAAGACTGGCTATTAGCCGACAGATAAGTTAGAAACATTAATGGATGTTTTTGATGAGTCAGGTATAGTTAAATTATGAGAGACTATTTAATATATTATAGGTAAAAACCAAAAAA